CTGTAGTAACAGACCAAACATTTTCACAAACATATGTATCAACTGGAGTTTTAACTGCAACACAAGTATTATATGAATAATAAATTGTGTTGTTGCCTTGCTCTACGAAGTAAAGACTTTTTTTATCTATTTGTACCTTTGTCATTATATTTTCTCCCATGGTTGGTTTGGTTTTTTAGTTAAGTGTATTCCCTCTTTTACTCTAGGACTACCACTGTCATCTATGTAAAGCCAATTGTTTACATCCTCTTGACTTTTAAACTCATCACACTGATCGCATTTTACTAACTCATCATAAATAACATAACAACCCTCGTCATGACATTTATTACAATCGTGTATTACTGTGACTGTTGCTTGACTCATTTTTTCTCCTTTGTTTGTTTTTGTTTTCATAAATATCATTATAAGGATTTTAATTAAAAAGTAAACCCTTTAAAAGCATAAAAAAGCATAATAGTTTATAATGATTATAAAGTAGAAAAAGTGTGTAAAATGTGGGATTATAAATTGTGTAAAATGTGGCTTTTTTGTCCTACTTTATATATACATTTTTTTGATTTATTTTCGCTTTTTATTGCTTTTATTAGTTTACTTTTTGATTATAATCTTTATAATGATATCTATAAATAAACAAAAGGAGAAAACAATGAAAACAACTGATATAAAAAAAAGAGAGATAGCAAACCAACTGATTGAAAGTATGAAAACAGCTGGAACTAACTTTATGTTGCCATGGGTTAAAAGTGGTATGCCGACTAATCTTGGCAGACTTGGAACTAAAAATCCATACTACTATGGCATCAACAATTTAATTCTTTGGAGAGAAAAGAATTATAGAAACTACAAATCAAATGTTTGGGGTACTTTCAAACAAGTTAATGATAAAGGTGGTCAAGTTTTAAAAGGTGAGCATGGTGTTGATGTTATACTTTGGAAACCTTTTGAAGTAAGTGACACTTACAAAAGAAATGGAAGTGGTCATAAAGCTGGTGACAGTTATCAAAAGACTTGTTTCTACATTAGATTTTTTAAAGTGTTTAATATGGATCAAACTACTTTGAAAGATGATTATGCACCAAACAAAAATGTTGAAGGTGCAAAAACAAAGGTTGATGTTGAGCAGTACATTGCAAATACAAAAGCAGTTATCAAACATGGTGGTGATAGATGTTTTTATGTACCAAGTCAAGATTACATTCAAATGGTTGAAAAGTCTGACTTCAATACAACAGTTGAAAGCAATGCAACTCAAAACTATTATTCAACTTTGCTTCATGAACTTACACACTGGACTGGTCATGAGAAAAGATGTAAAAGGGATATGCAAGGTTACTTTGGTGATGATAGTTATGCATTTGAAGAGTTGGTTGCTGAAATAGGTGCAGCAGTTCAATGTTGCATACTTGGTATAACAAGTTCTCAAAAAAAAGAATCAGCACAATACTTAAACAGCTGGATCAAAAGAATAGAAAACGATCCTGATGCTTTATTCAAAGCAAGTGCCAAAGCAAGTTCTGCAGTTAAATTTATTGAAGGACTTCAAGAGCAAAAAGCAAAAGTTAAAAAATCAGCTTAAACTTTATACAAACTATAACGCAGGGTGAGTTCCTCTCCCTGCGTTATTTTTTTGGTCGTTATTATTTCATATTGAATAGAACTCCACTTACCTAAAAGATCTTCAACTCTTATTATATTTTTTACTTTCTTGCAGTTGGGTGTATCACTGTGATTGATAAATCCACCCAAAGGAGTTCTTATCAACTCTTCAAAATGTATGATGTGTGATATTCCTAATCTAGTTCTTGGTTGTAAGTCTTTGGTTGTGAACAATCCTAGTCCGTGTATCTTTGATTTTTTTATCGTTAGGAACTCTGGTAATGGTTGATATGTTTTCATATGTTGTTATCCTTAACTCTATACATTTACAAACTGCACACTTGTAAACATTATTTGGTTCTTTGATTATGGCTGGTCTGGTATTGCAAGTCTGACAATATATCATAGATCATGCTTATCAATTGCATCAAGTATTGATTCAGCATCAGCAATCTCTTGTAATGCTTTTTCAGTATCATTTAACAAACCATCCATGTGTTCACCAACACCTGCAGGATTAGTTGTTAGAACTTTTATCTTTGCTTTTGCATTCGCAATCTTGGTCTCTTGTCTTGATACCATTGCGTCCATGATTGTTTCTTCTGGTGTCAATTCAATTGGCTCTAACTTTTCAACCTGTTGTGTGTTATCTTTTTCGCTCATGTATTTGTTTTATATTATTATTTAAAAATTTCAACAACTCTGGATTATCAACCAATGCTGACATCAAACCATTAGCCATCGCATTCACAATTGTTTCTTCATTCTTATCTGACACTAGACTTACAATTCTATCTTCGAATATTGCGTGCAATAGTTCATGTATGATTGTGTTGACTAACTCTGGTGGAGTTTGTTTACTATTATATAAAATTTTATTTTCATTGTTTACATACTCACCAAAGTCATCCATTATCTTTGGTTCAATGACTAAAGTTCTATATCCAAGTTTGATATGTGTTGGAACTAGATACTTGTCTGCTGGGTGTGTTATGTTTGTTACATTGTCCATGGTTGTACTATAACTGCAAATGCAATAGTATTATATTAAAAAATTTTCTTTAATTTGCCCTGTGTAAATTTTCTGCATTTGTACTAATATGTTAATATTTTCCTTGATATTCCTTATTAACTTGTTTGATATTAGATAGATGATATATTAGTTGCATCTAATATTTTCATTCATATCAGCAAAAAATTAACACAAACCTTTGTCTTTTTGTTTTGTAGAAATCTAAAATAGGTTATTATAGATTAAGAACCATACAAAAAATACCTAGAACCAAGCATAATCAATCAGAAACTTTACAGCACAGGTCATAAATAAAGGTTTATGATTGCTGTAAATAGATTTTACAATTTAGTGTTTTATACACATTTTTGTATAGTTGCTTCTAATTCTAGGTATTTGCATTATGGAAAACAAGGAGATAGATTATTATGGGTATTAGAGGACCAAAACCAGGAACTCCAAGAGTTGGAGGGAGGGAAAAAGGTACACCAAACAAGAAAACTGTTGAGTTGCAAGAAAGAGTTAAGAAGTTTATGCAACAACAAGGAATAAAAAACTTCGATCCTCTCGTAGCACTTGCTGGTATTGCAGTGGATAAGGCAACACCATTAAAATTAAAAGTTGAATCATTAAAAGAATTAGCACAATACTTGCATCCGAAGAGAAGAGCAGTAGAAGTTAGTGGTGAACAAACAATAAATGTACAAGAAAAGGAGAAGAAACTAAAAGAAATAGACGATCTATTAGATGAAATAGAGGAAAAGAAAATAACGCAAAATCCTGAATCATTGAATTAGTAAACTGTGTTTGCAAATTTTCAGTATCCAGAACTTGCTAAATAGGTATTATAGAAAAAATTTTTATTTTTTTATTTGCCGAAGGAAAATGGAGGGATATGCTAATATGCTAATATTTCGTTGGATTGCGTTCCTTATTGCATTTGTTTCTGTGTATATTTTAATAACACCCAATACACAGTGGCAATGGTTAGGATGGTCAATAGGATCTGTATCTTGTTTAATGTGGATTAGATTTGCATTTATGGATAAAGATTGGGCAAGGTTTTGTATGGAGTTAATGTATTTTGTACTTGCAATATGGGGTGTTATAAATTGGTATGGATATTAAAGAATTATTAAAAGATTTACCAGAATCAGAAATAGACAAAAGACTTTTTAGATTGAAGTGGTTAAACTTGGCTAGACCAAAACAGCTGACACCAAAAGGCGACTGGTCTATATGGCTTATATTAGCTGGGAGGGGATGGGGCAAAACGCTAACAGGTGCACAAGACATGGCTTGGTTTGCATTAAAAAATCCAGATAGTCGTTTGGCTATCGTTGCACCAACCTTTGCCGATGGTCGAGACACTTGTATTGAAGGAGAATCAGGTTTGTATTCAGTTCTTGATGAAAAGTTAATTGCAAACTATAATAGATCTTTGGGTGAATTAGTCTTGGTCAATGGTTCTAGATTTAAAACATTCAGTTCAGATACACCAGAACGATTAAGAGGTCCACAACACCATAGAGTATGGTGTGACGAACTTGGTTCTTGGAAATATAGCGAAACATGGGATCAGATGATGTTTGGTTTAAGGTTAGGAGAAAGTCCTAAAGTAATTGTAACAACAACACCAAAACCAATACCATTAGTTAAAGATTTAATAAAAAGAAAAGATACAATCATAACTCGTGGTTCAACATTTGAGAATGAAAAGAATTTAGCTGATTCAAGTTTAAAACAATTAAAAGAAAGATATGAAGGCACAAGACTAGGTCGTCAAGAATTATATGCAGAAGTTTTAGAAGATGTATCTGGTAGTTTATGGAGCAGAGACTTAATTGAGAAGTCTATGATGAAGTACAATGAAAAATTACCAGACATGAAAAGAATAGTTATAGCAGTTGACCCAGCAGTAACTGCAAATAAAAATTCTGACGAAACTGGTATTGTCGTTTGTGGTATAGATTTTCAGGGCAAGTATTATATACTAAATGACATATCGGGTAAATACTCTCCTGATGCTTGGGCAAAGAAAGTTGTAGAAGCATATGAAAGTTATAAAGCAGATAAAGTTATTGCTGAAGTAAACAATGGTGGTGATTTAGTTGAAAGAGTTGTAAAGACACAACACGAAAGTGTAAGTTATAAATCTGTAAGAGCAACTCGTGGTAAATTTGTTCGTGCTGAACCTATTGCTGCATTGTATGAACAAAAAAGAGTTAAGCATTTAGAAAGATTTAGTTTATTAGAAGACCAACTATGTAGTTATAATCCAGAAATAACAAAACAATCGCCTGACAGATTGGATGCATTAGTTTGGGGACTAACAGAGTTAAGTGCTAGGTCAGGTATAGCAAGTTGGAAGATATCATGATAAATTTAAAAACACCAAAACAAAAATTAGCAGAGTGGGCACTACAAAATAGGATGCGTAGGAATTTTGAGGTAAAACTTGCTAATTCTATGAAAAAAGAAATAAATCGTACTGCTTCTGAAGTTTCTGCTGCATATATGATATCTGGTCGTCAAAGTATAGGCATTTATTCAAGACAACACTTTGCAAGAGTAAAAAATCTAATATTTACACATTGGAAAGCAGTAACAGATACTTTTAGGTCAAGAATACTATCTCAAATAAGATTATTACAAGAAACAGAAAGAAAAGAATATGAAGATGAATTTGATAAACAATTTGAAAGTTTTCTGTTTACTTATGGCTCGGAAAAGGTTACTAATATAAGTTCCACTACTATGGCAAATATTCGTAGTGCTATTGATAGTGCGCAGACTGATGGACTTGATGTCATATCAACTGCAAGAAGAATCACAGAACTAACTGCAATTAGTTCTATAACCAGAGCAGTATTAATCGCTAGAACAGAAACTCATCAAGCTGCAAATTATGCAAACTTTACAAGTCTTGATGTAGTGAACATTCCTGAAACAACAAAGGAGTGGGTGGCTGTTAATGATGCTCGAACAAGAGATGACCATAGTGCTGCCAATGGTCAAGTAGTTTCTAAAAATGGAGACTTTGTTGTTGGTGGTGCGGTGTTGAGATATCCTGGAGATCCTTTAGGACCACCTCAACAAGTTATTAATTGTAGGTGCACATTTGTTGTTAATGTACCTGAACCAGACTTTGGAGGGTTTGAAAATGAATAAAATATATGATTGGGTTTGGAATCCATTAAAGAGCCTTTATAACTTTTGGAGCAAAACTTTATCTAAAAAAGGAAAGTTAGCTGTCGCAGTAGTAGCAGCAATAATATTAATTATAATTTTTTATTAGTAAATGAACGAGGTCAACTCAATGGAAGAAAAGTATCACAAAAAACCTAAAGACAAAGATAAAAAGAAACCAAAAATGAAAGAAGAAGTCGGCAAAGACACTTACGACAATCCAGGAGAAGCAGCAGCCAGAGCAAAAGAAATAGGTTGCACAGGTATTCATACTGTAGATGGAAAATTTATGCCATGTAAAACTCATGGTGATTATGTTGAAGCAGTTTCAAAAGAAACAGACAAGTATGGTAAGAAACCTAAAGACAAAAAAGAAGATGACTATGAATGTGATTGTGGTGCTGAAAATGAAAAATGTTTATGTGAACATTCTGACTATGATGAATTAGATGAAAAAGATTGGGTTGACCAAAGTATAGCAGACAAAGGACAAAGACAAGTTTACGAATGTGAAATTAAAACTCAAGACAATGCAGAAGGAGAGTTTGAAGGATATGCTTCAACTTTTGGTAATGTAGATAAAGGTAATGATGTTGTCGTCAATGGAGCATTCAGAAAAAGTTTAAGAAGAAGACCTTACAATAAAGTTAAATTATTATATCAACATCGTACTGATGAACCAATAGGAGTTTTCAAAGGTATGAGAGAAGATGAAAATGGTTTATATGTAAAAGGTCAATTAGCAATGGGTACTCAAAAAGGTCGAGAAGTTTACGAACTTATGAAGATGGGTGCACTTGATGCTATGTCAATCGGTTTTAAGGCAGATCCTAAATCTCAATCTTACGACGAAAGAAGAAGAAAAAGATTTTTAAGGGATGTTGACCTTATGGAAGTTTCCCTCGTAACCTTTCCGATGAACGACAAAGCTGTTGTTCATCAGGTAAAGGGTGCGGATCGAACAATTCGTGAATGGGAAGTTCTTTTGCGGGATGTAGGAGATTTATCACGAATGGAATCAAAGATTGCTGCGAAAGCAGTAGTCGATGCTCTTGAGCAACGAGAGGTTGCTGAAGACTTTGGTGATGTGTTAGAATCAATAGAAAAAGTAAAGAAAGTCTTAACAACAAACAATTGACAATAGGAGGTCAAAATGGCTGACAATGATAAAATCAAATCAGCGATCGAAAGTCTAGGAACTACTTTTGAAGAGTTCAAAAAGACTAACGACGACCGATTGGCTCAAATTGAAAGTAAAGGCTCTGCAGATCCATTAACTGAAGAGAAATTATCTAAAATCGAAAAAGATTTAGATAAAATCGAAGAAGTTAATCAGGCTGTAGTTAAAGCTGCAAACTCTCAAAAAGACCATGAGGAAAAACTGGCTCGTATTGAAAAGATGTTGTCTAGACCTTTATCATCAAAGGACGATGTAGCAAAAGCTGATGAGCAGAAGGTTGCATTCGAGTCTTACTTGAGAAAAGGTAAAGATGGCGTTGAACCAAACGAGTTAAAAGTTTTAACAGCATCTAACGACACAGCTGGAGGATATCTTGCTCCACCTGAATATGTTAGAGAACTGACTAAAACTATAATAGAAATCTCACCAATCAGAAGCATTTCAAGAGTGAGAAGTACAACTAACAGATCTATTCAAATTCCAGAAAGAACAGGAACTTTTTCTGCTGTATTCGTAGCAGAGCAAGGAACTCGTTCTGAAACTACTGGTTATGCGACTGGTCTGAGAGAAATACCTACTCACGAAATGTATGCTTTGGTTGATATTTCAGAGCAAGAGTTAGAAGATTCAGTCTTCAATCTTGAGCAAGAAATGTCTGCAGAGTTCGGTGAGCAATTCGCAAAAGCAGAAGGTACTGCATTTGTAAGTGGTAATGGTGTAGGAAAACCAGAAGGGTTTTTAACAAACTCTGAAATCGGCACAGTTAATTCAGGCAATGGTACTGCATTAACAGCTGATGGTTTAATTTCACTTTATCATGAGCCAAAAGCAGAGTACGCACAGAATGGTAGTTTCATCATGTCAAGAAGCACATTGGCTGCTGTTAGAAAATTAAAAACTTCTAGCAACGACTATGTCTTCCAAGCAGGTAATCAACTATCAGGTGGTATGGTGTCAACTATTTTAGGAGCACCATATGTTCAGGCAACTGACATGCCAGCTGTGGGTGCAGGTAATAAGCCAATCGCTTTCGGTGACTTTAGAAGAGGTTACATGATTGTTGACAGAGTAAACCTTGCGATCTTAAGAGATCCATTTACTCAAGCAACTTCAGGTAATGTTAGATATGTTGCTAGAAAGAGAATAGGTGGACAAGTTATCTTACCAGAAGCAATCAAAACTCAAACAGTAAGTGCATAATAGGAGGAAACAATGCAAGATCTTAAAAATAATATCGGAGTTGTTCAGTCTTTAGCACCAGCTGAAAGAAGTTCGGATGCGAATGGAACAGGTGTGGACCTACAAGGGTTTGAATCTGCGACAATCGTAATCGACATGGGTGCAGAAGGAATAACTTTATCAAGCACAAATAAGATTGAAATCGAATTAGAGCATTCTGATGACGATTCAACTTATACAGATGTAACATCTTCAGCAGATGTAATTGGAGCAACACCAGATTCAAATGGTGTAATTGCTACTTTTGATGATCCAGCTGAAGCACCAGCAATCGCTAGTGTTGGTTATATCGGTGGTAAAAGATACATTAGAGCAGTGGCTAACTTCTCTGGAACACATGGCACAGCGACGCCAATG